CCTTTACAAAAATCACAGTCATCAGGTACAAATATAGCTGCAATATCTGCATCACAAACAAGCTTATTATTAGTAAACGTACCTAGTTCTGTTCAGTTTTCTCAGCCCGGCGGATTCTTTGTCAATGGTAATTTAGTTCCTAACGCTAATTTAGTATTATCTGGCGTTGCAAATATTAAGATACCAGGTGGTAGTGCAGGTCAAACACTAATTACCGACGGTACAGGTAATCTAAGTTTCGCTGCTGCACCAACGACAACAAGTATCACAAATGGTACAAGCAATATTAATATTACCCCAACTAATGGTAATATACTATTCTCTGCAAACGGTGTTTCTAATGTATTTGTACTAACCAGCACTGTAGCAAATGTGACAGTTCCGTTGAACACAGTTAATGTAAGTGCTTCAGGTAATATCACAGGTGGTAACTTAATAACCAGCGGATTTGTTAGTGCCAGTGGACTTGTTAGAGCAGGACAGAATTTATCGGTTGTTGGTGTTACAACAATGGACGGTAACTTAACAGTAAATGGTTCATTGGCAAACTTTACTCAGGCAGTATCTACTCCAGTACTAACTGTAACTACATTATTAAATGGTGCAGGAACTATAAGCATCACCGGTAATATTACAGGTAAAGAAATTGTAGCAAATGCGATTACATCAAATAATAGTATTACAAGTAATAATATAACAGCAACGGTAGGATTAAATGTAGGAAATATTGCAGCGACTGGTCAAATAAGCACCACTGGAGCTGTACGTGGAGCTAGTGTATTAGCGACTGGTGTCATTTCAACTACAGGTGACATAAGTGCTGCAGGTGTTATTTATGGTAACGGTAGTGGATTAACTGGAGTAACTGCTAACGTTTCTAATATCAATAATGGCACAAGTAATGTAACAATACCTACTGCAGCTGGAAACATTGGCTTTAATGTTGGCGGTTCTAATGTAATGGTCGCTTCAACTAATATTGTAAGCATTTCTAAAGACTTAAATGTTGGTGAAGATATAAGTGCTGTTGGTAATATTGTATCAGATAAGTCAGTTCTTGGTACTGTAATGTCAGCATCCGGTAACATTACTGGTAACTACATTTTTGGTAACGGTGCATTCTTAACAGGAGTTAATACAAGTGTTTACGGTAATGCAAACGTAGCTGCTTACTTACCAACATATACTGGTAATTTAACAGCTAATAACATTTCATTGACAGGCACAATAACTGGCGCATTAGTATCAAACGTTGTAACGCCTAGTTCTGGTCCGTTCACTGTTACTAATATTGTAGGTATTATTCAACCTGCAGGAAATAATTATGCAATTAATCTACCTAATCCAACAAGTAATAGAGGGTACGAAGTAAAACTAATATTAACAGTAGCAGATAGCGTTTATACACTACAAACACCAAGTGGAACAATAGAAGGCGCAGGGTATAGCGGAAGCCAATCAGTATTAATTAGAGAAAATTTATCTAATGAATACAACATTTATAGCAATGGTACAAATTATATAATAACTGCTCAACTTCCTGTAGTCAATAATCAGGGTGTTAATATACGTCAAACAACTGTTGCTACATCACCTACTTCAGGCGCATTAATAGTAGCAGGTGGTGTAGGTATTGGCGGCAGTCTAAATGTAGGCGGAAGCTTAACACTATCAGGAGCATTAAATTTAGCAACTGGCGTAACAGCGCCAAGCGCAACTATACCAACATTGTTTGGAGTAAACACAATTAACGGAACCACAAGCGGAATTCTATTGAATCAAGGTACAGGTGGAAATGTTAATGTATTTGCAGGTTCAACATCCGTCATGTTGTTGACTTCAACTAATGCAAATATACTAGCTCCAAACCTAAATGCAAATAATTTCAGTTTAACAGGTTCATTAATTGGCCCTAATGCAAACTTTAATTCATTTGTATATGCTCCTACTGGATACTTTAATACAGTTACGTCAAATGCTGCTAATTTAACCAACAGTAATCTACATTTATATGCTAATCGTATAGAAAATCTTAATAGCTTTGTCCGTACAAGATTAAACATTGGTATAGGTCCAAGTCCATCAACTTACATAGAAAGTGGTAATATTGTTGGTGCTAACCTAGTAGGACCAGGCTCAATCATTGGTATAACAACTGCAAATGTAACCAACTATATTGGTGGCAATGTTTCTGTTACATCAAACGTTACAGCAAATGGTGTATTAATTTCAAATGCTAAAGGTGATGGTAGAGGCGTTAAAGTTGGTGACGGAGCTTGGTTAGGTGATGTTAATATAATTAACACATTAAGTATTCGTGGTCAACAAAACGATACTACTGGATACATATCATTTGGTAGTGACACAAGTAAATTATTAGGGCGTTCTGGTACAGGACCATTGACATATAATGGGGATGTATCATTAGTTGGCAATATCACAGCTAATAATATTATTGGTAACTTAAATTTAGGCACACAAGATATATCAGCTAATAGCTTTACTGCACAAAACTTCTATGCGAATACTGGGAATTTCTTTGGTAGATTAACTATACCATTACAAACAAGCACTGCAAACTACGAAATTATAAGAGCAAATATAGCAACTAGTGATTTCTTTAATGTTTCAGTTGGTGGTGTATCAACAGACACCGCTCATGTGTCATTTAACGTTGGTAATGAAGGTAATGAATTTATTTACTTTAATCAAGTTACAGGAACAACGGTTACTAGAACATTAACACTACTTGATAATAATGGAAATACGACATTACCTGGTAATTTAAGTGTAGTTGGTGGAGTTCAAGCATCAAGCATAATTGGTAATATTTCAATTGTTCCACCTTCTGGAAGCACAGCAAATATTATCAATGCTACAATGGCTGGATCTGATTACTTTAGAATTCAAATAGGTGGCACCTCTGAAGCAGGGTTCGTGTCTTTTGATACAGCAGATGATTCAGCGGAAACAATACAATTTAGACAGTATAGTAATTCAGGCGGCAATCCTTATGGTACTCCAACTAGAACTTTAACTTTACTTGACAGTCAAGGTAATACAACATTCCCTACAGGGTCAACTGTTAATGCTACGAGAATTGTTGCTGCTAACCTTTCTGCAACAAGCAATGTAAATGCAGTTTGGTTTAATGGACAATTAAGCACAACAGGAACTGTAAATGCCGCTAGCGCAAATATAACTGATTTTTATTCACCAAACGCAAATATCTTTACGCATTTAGGTAATAATATTTCTGTAACTGCTAATATTAATGGTGGAAATTTAAGAACGACTGGACTTGTTACTGCTACAGGTAATGTTATTGCAGGTAATTTGACAACAACTGGTTTGGTTGTTGGTACAGAATTTAATGGTACAACAGTAAGTGTAACAGGAAATATCACTGGTGCAAGTCTTGTTGGTAACGTAAGATCCAATACTATTAGTGTACTAGCTAACATTTTCGGTGGCAATCTATCAACCACAGGAAATATTACTGCTAATGTTATAACCGGAAATACATTAAGTATACCATCTATAACTGCAAATATTAGTGCATGTTCTGCTGCTATCACAGAAATGACAGGAACTAATGTAAGTGTCATCGGTACTGTAACATCTTCTAAGTTCGTATCAACCACAACTACTGACGAGGCATATAAAATTGGTGCAAATGCGTTTATAGGTGATCCTGACGTAGCAGATTCAATTATAGTTAAAGGTGGAACGAGTGGTGCAAATGGTTTCATTATATTTGGTAATGCAGACAGCACAGCTAAATTGGGTAGAATTGGTACTAACGCACTTACTTACACAGGCAATTTTAGCGTTACTTCTAATATAAACGCAGGTAATCTAAGTGTAAGCGGTACTATTACTGGTAATGTTAATATAGGCAACGCTGATGTAAATGCAAATAGCTTTACTTCAAACAACTTCTATGGCGGTAATTTCACTGGTAAGTTGTTTAGTCCTAACATCACAGGAAGTAATGTTTACGAGTGGATCAGGGCTAGTGTTGCTGATAGTGATTTCTTTAGAATTAACGTAGGTGGCACTGCACCTGATCAGGGATTTGTATCTATCGATGTTGGAGACAATGGTAATGAATCTGTACACGTAAGACAATACACTGGTGGAACAATAAACCGTACATTAACTCTATTAGACAGTGCTGGTAATACAACATTCCCAGGTAATTTAAGTACAAGTGCAAATATTACTGCTAATGTTGTTACAGCAAACATTTACACAAATCAGTTACTTGCAGGTAATGCAGACATTTTATTTGGTAACATAGCTACCAATGATCAATTTAGATTTAGAGCAGGTGGTACAGGTTTAAATGACGGTTTCGTAGAGATCGCCACTGCAGGAAGTACAAGAGCCCCAATTTACATAAGGCAATATACAGGTTCATTTGCTAGTGAATTCTCAAACTTAACATTATTAGATGGTACTGGTAACACAGTATTACCAGGTAACTTAAGTGTAAGAGGTAATATCATTAGACCAGAAGGTGGCAGTATATTATCTGTTACATCTAACCTTAGTGTTACAGAAAGTTTAAGTGTAACTTCATTTGCAAATGCTCAAAATTTTAGAGCGACAAATACAATTTCTGCTGCTGGAAGTATCACAGGTGCTAGTATTATTACAGGGAACGCAACAATATTTTCTACAGGTTTAATTAGCACAGCAGGAAGTATAAGTGCAGCAGGTAACCTAACATTAGGACAAGGATCAGCAGTCACAAGTAATTTAGGTAATTTAGTACGAGCAAATTATTTCCAAGGTGACGGTGGTCTACTTACTAACATTTCTATTGCTGCAGGCACTTCAATCGTAAATGGTACAAGTAACGTTGTAGTAGACCTTAATGGAAATGTACGATTTGGTATATCAGGCACTGCTAATGCATTAAACATGAATAGTAGTTTAGCTAACTTTATTAATGATGTTAGCATGTTTGATCTCACAGTACGTGGTAACGCTGCTATTACCAATAGATTAAGTGTAGGCGGCAATCTAAGTGCAGCAGGAAACATAAGAATAACTGGCCTTGGTGTCCAATCAATGTTAGGTAGTCTAACAGTAGATAACACTATTAGGGGTGCATTATTAACTTCAACTGGCAATATTGAAGGAGTTAGATTAAGTGTTTCTTCAAATGTTACAGCAGGATCAATTAGTACGTTTGGTGGTATATCAGGTGTAATATCTGCAGCAGGTAACGTAAACACTGATTATTGGTTCAATGGTAATTTAATTGCAACTACAGCTAATATTCAAACACTATTAGGTACAGTAACAAGTGCTACTGGTAACATTAATGCAAATAACTTTAATGGTAATTTAACAGCAACTTCAGCATCAATTACCTCAATGACAGGTAGCCTAGCTAGCGTAACAGGCAATCTTACTGGTAACATTGTAGTTTCAAGTAATACTGCAGGTACCGGAGAAAACTTCAGAGTTGCTACTAGAGCATGGATAGGTGAAGTAGGCATCAATGACACTGTTATGATTAAGGGTCAAGCGAATGCTGCAAATGGTTATATTATATTTGGTAATGGAAATAATAGTCAAAGTTTAGGTAGAGCAGGTACAGGACCATTAACATATAATGGTGATTTAAGCCTAACTGGTAACTTAACTGCAACAAACTTATTCGGAACAGTTAATTTAAGCTCATCTACTTTGGTAGCTGGTAATGTAGAGGCTAACAACTTCAGAGGAATCGGATCTACTAACAGTAACTTCTATGGTACCTTATATGGTGTTCATACTATCAACGCACTATCAGGTACTACAAACGTTGATATAATAACAGCTAACATAGCCACTACTGACTACTTTAAGTTAACAGTTGGTGGTACAAGCCCTGATCAAGGATTTATTTCGTTTGACATGGGTGACAATGGAAATGAACCTATTTACTTTAGACAGTTAAATGGTCTTACAGTCACAAGTAATCTAGCATTATTAGATTCAACAGGTAACACAGTTATCCCAGGTAATTTAAGTGCTAATGGTAATGTAGTAAAAGGTAGCGGTTTCACATTATCAAGTTCTAATATAAGCATTACAGGTAGTGTGATCAGTGCCACAGGATTCTCTGCTAACAGCACAGGTATAAGCACAGCAGGAAACATAACTGCAAGTTCGTTCTTCCTAGCTAATTCTAGTGGAATAAGCACAACAGGCAATGTAACTGGTCAATACTTCATTGGCGGATTAACAAGAACCTTAAATAACAATGCTAATTTTGAGTTAGTAAGAGCAAGTAACATTGCCTTTGATGACTTTTTTAGAATTATAGTAGGTGCAAACACTAGTACAGATGCTGGTTATGTATCTTTTGATACTGCTGATAATGGCACTGAACCAATTTACTTTAGACAGTACACAGGCACAACAGGTTCCCCATTCACTTCAATTTACAATCAGGTTACACTACTAGATACTGACGGTAATACAAGAATACAACAATCGCTAAGTGTTGGTGGAAGTATATCAGTAGCAGGCAACATTAATATGGGCCCAAGTGGCACTTTAAATGTATCTGCATTTAGTGCAACTGGAAATATAAACTTATCACAGAACTTAAATGCAACAGGAAATGTAAACACTTCTCAAAGTATTAGTGCAGTAGGTACAGTTAGAGCAGCAAGTTTCAGTGCAATTGGTGGAACAGGTGCAATTATTACTGCTACAGGTAATATTACTGGTCTAAATCTAGTAACCTCCGGTGTTGTTACTGCAACAGGAGACATTACAGGCGCAAATATATTCACTGCAGGAAGAGTTAGTGCAACAGGTAATCTTGACGCAGGTAATTTAAGAACAAGTAATATAATTACAGCAACAGGAAATATTACTACATCAGGTACTCTAATAGGTAATGTATCTGCAACATTAGCGACAATCACTACTGCTAGTGTTACTACCCTAAGTGCAAGTGGTAATATAACTACTTCCGCGCTACTAGGAACAGCGTCAGGCGCCAATATAATTAAGGTTGGAACACAAGCTTGGTTGGGTGATCCAGCTGTTGCTGATTCATTAATGGTAACAGGTGGAACCACTGCAGCTAATGGATATATTATATTTGGTTCAAGTGATAATTCAGCAAAGTTAGGTCGTGCTGGCACAGGACCATTAACATATTCTGGTAATATAAGTGCTACAGGAAATATTACTGCTAATAACTTTATTGGTAATTTAGCTACAGGTTCTGATATAACTGCAAATAACATAACAGGTAATAATTTCTATGGCAATATTAAGGGTGTATTAACAACTAATACATTGACAGGAACACAGACAGCTAATCTAATAAATTCAAACATTGCTGATAGTGACTTCTTCAGAGTTGTAGTTGGTGGTACAGGAATAGATCAGGGCTATGTAAGTTTTGAAACAGGTGATAATGGAAACGAACCAATCTACTTTAAACAGTTTAGTGGTGGCAGCCCGTCTAGAACACTTACATTACTTGATGCTAGCGGCAACACACTATTAGCTGGTAACTTAAGCACTAGCGCAAATATTACTGCAAACATTTTATATGCAAGCAGTGTAAACACATCAGTTACAGGCACTACAACTGCTAATATAATCAACACTACAATGGCAGGTGATGATTACTTCAGATTACAAATTGGCGGTGCATCAGCTAGTGAAGGCTTTGTTTCTATTGACGTAGCAAATGAAGGTAATGAGGCGGTATATGTAAGACAGTACATCACTGATCAAGGTAACCCATTTGGACAAGTTAATCGTCAAATAACCTTACTAGACTCAGGCGGAAATACTACTTTCCCAGGCACTTTAAGTGCAAATGGCAATGTTAGAGTTGGTGCATCACTAAGTGTAACTGCTAATGTAACAGCAGTGAATTTAACAGGTAATTTAATAGGACCTACATTAACTGGTACAAATAATGCTAACTTAATTTTAGCAAATATAGCAACTGATGATTACTTTAGAATTCAAGTTGGTGGAACAGCAGCAAATGCAGGGTTTGTATCTATTGATACTGCAGATAACGGAAATGAGCCTATCTATGTTCGTCAGTATACTACTGGTGGTTCTGGTCCGTTCACTACAGTTAGTCGTGAATTAACACTATTGGATGCGAACGGTAATACAACATTACCAGGTAACATTATAATTGGTGGCGCAAACAGTACAATTTATAATAGTTCTGCTCAATATCCGATTGGATATAGAGGTAATCCAGTAAGGTCTACTAACACTAACTATACATTAAACTTAAGTGATGCAGGTTGGTTAATTTACTTTAATAGTAATGCAGGAAGCTTACAACTTAATATTCCTACAGACGCAACTGCAGCGTTCCCGATTGGTACTGAAATCAATGTAATTAACGACTTAGGTGCAGGATATAATATTTCTGTTATTCCTGCTGTTGGAGTAACACTTAAGTTAACAGGAACAGGCACTACAGGTACTAGAACTATATCAAACTGGGGATTGGCTAGAATTATAAAAGTGGGAACTGATTCTTGGTTTATTGATGGGCCATACATCACTTAATTAACCAGTTGGGGATAAATACATATGTTCTCTCTCTATATGGGAGACTTATGCAGTTCCCCAACTGCGTAGGACCTAGAACGTTCACATTTAAGGAGATGAAACAAAATGGGACGCCCTTTAAAAATAGCAAAAACAAACGCAGCAGCAAGCCCAGATGGAGTAACTGACCAAGGTTTTCCTAATGACGGTACTACAGATAACGGCTTCACAACAAGTGCAGTAGGTGTAGTAGGTGGTATTCGTGCAGTAGCAGTATTCGGAAGTGTATGCATAGAACAAAACTGGTATGGTACATACTATGCAAGTACAGGTTCTGCTGTAGTAAGTTCACAAAACGCAGGAACATTGAATAATAGTGAATTAGAAAATGATTCATTAATATATTATGATGGTACATATGTAGGAACTGTGTCAAGCACTGGCGCAGTAATAAGCATGACCACTGCATCAACCGCATCAGCTACAGATTTAGTAACAGTAGATGATACTACAGGATTAGTGGTTGACGGTGCAGTGGTATTTGGTGCTAATATAGGTGGTTTAGTAGCAGGAACAGTATATTTTGTAAAAACTGTACCTGACGGAACTACATTCACTGTAAGTGAAACAATTGGTGGAACATTAAAGCAGTTAACAAATGACACAGTTACGACAACAGCAGTTCAATCAGAAACGATTACTTTAGGTGCAAATGCAGCGGTTGCAATTAATGGTGGTGGCATCACAGTAGCAACTCAGGATTCTGGATATGTATTACGTCAAAAAGGCAAGAGAAAATATCTTGTAGCAAGAAGTGACACAATACAAGATGAATTTATTGCTATAGGCGGTACATATCGCATTCAAAGTGTCAGTAATACTGATTGGGCTGCTTTAGGTGCAGGTTCAGATGCAGCAGTAGGTAAAATATTTACAGCTACAGCAGATGGATTAGGTTTAGGAACTAATGGTACTGTTTATGCAGTTGGTGTTTGTACTTTAGTCAATGACGCTGCAGCCAATTTAACTAAAAATCAAATGACATTAACTATAGATAAAGCTGCACCAGAAACAGATGTTTATGCATCTACTGTAACTAACAAATTTACATTAGATTTCACTGACAATGGTACAGATGAAAATGCAGGAACTAAGTATTTGGCATCATTTGATGCAAAAACAAATACTCCAGATCCAGCTACTGGTCTTATCACAGTTGATTTTGATTACGCTTGTTAATCAATTTTTAGCTAAACAAAAAAAGCGGCGCAAGCCGCTTTTCCATTAAATAGTTCTATGATTAAACATAGACTTCCCGAAACTAGAGGTCATTTCAATTTTGGTTGGATTGATTCTTACAGAACTTTTAGCAACAATACATATAATGATCCTGAATATACCAACTTCAGTGACTTAGAAGTTATTAATGACGACCGTGTACAACCAAAAAGTTTCACTCCAATACATCAACACAATGATATGGAAATCATAGGATATGTTGTAAAAGGCCCTTGCTTTCATAATGATAATATAATGAATACAGTAGAAGTGCCTAGTGGTGGAGTACAACGTATGAGTTGTGGCACAGGCATTTGGCATTGTGAAGGTAATCCAAGTGACGAACCTATCCACTATTTACAGTTATGGATGAGAGCAGCAAGACACAACTTTCCTCCTAAATATGACGTATGGATGTTTGACCGTGAAGAAAAACTAGATAACTTCTGCCCTATCGCAAGTAGTGAAGGACCACTAGTAATACAAAGTTATGCTAAGTTATATGCAGGTATCTTTACAAAAGACCATACAGAAAAGTTAGACGTTAATCGTAGATATTATCTTTATATCATAAACGGTTCTGCTATAATTAATGGTATAGAAGCATATACTGGATCTGGATTTAGTTATGAAAATGAGTCTGAATTAGTGATTACTAATCCAGAAGAAGAACCTGAAATGTTACTCTTTAACCTTCGTTAATTGTTCTAACTTATCTTTTACAACATCAAAGTTTACAGTGTTAAACAATCCTGGATGTAGAGGTTTAGGATAATTGTGAACATCTACCCAACAATAGCCTATATGTTCTTCATTTAGCACTGGAAGAAATTCATTCTCAACAGGGCAAAAGAACGTATGATAAGTGAATGTATTGTTGACGAATTTTTGTATAGGAATTAATTTTGCATGTGCAGGAAAGTATTGAATTTCTTCTTGACATTCACGTGCTAATCCTTCAAATATAGTTTCGTTTTTTTCTAGTTTGCCGCCTGGTATGCCCCAAAAAGTTGTGTTTTTGTTGTCGTTTCTCAATAAAAATAAAAAACGATTTGTTGAAGAACTGTAAAAAAATATGCCAGCACTTGTATTATTTTTGTTCATATAGTAATTTATCAGAATTAAATTACTACACTAAAATCTCCTGCTGCATACCAGCCCTCCCAAGATTTCATCCAAGTTTCGTTAACAAACCTATACTGTAACCCTGATGTAAGATTTGTAACATATTGTACATTGGTTAAATTCGTGCTGTCAAAACTTACAAACCATTCATTTGAAACCCCGTCGTATTCAATTATGTCATTAGCATGTGCTACTAAATCTCCCCAAACAGTTTGACTAGGTAAACTCGAATTACCAATATTTTCTACTATTAAGTATCGTTGTCCACCAAGTGGTGCAGGTAATCCATTATTGGGAGCCTTCACTAAAGGATTAATTACACTATCAACCGCAGGTAAAGTGTTCTGCGGCAGTGTATCAGGATCAATATTATAAATTAATAATCTATCATCAGTTGGATTAAATGCAATAGTTCCAACAATTTCTGTGTCCATGTGTGGGTTTTGTAACCATATTTGGCTAATACCAGGTCGAACAGTGCCGTAAACGTTTAAAAATGCTTTCCAGTAAATATTTGTGTTAGGATTAGTTGGTAAATCTAAACTATCATTGTTTGGTGTAAATGGTTGTCCGTCAGGTAATATTTGTAGACTATTTCCGAGTAACAATAATTTATATCCATATGGAGTAATTTTCTGTCGTGTGCCCAACAATAAATCATCGTCCTGCATGTCGGTAAGCGCATTGCCCTGAAATATACTTGCAATAATTTTGTATATAACACCGAGCTTTTTGACTTTAGCACTTGAACTAATCCATATAGGCATATAGAAACTCCAACTCATAACATCAATTGGATTACCAGTTCCTACCGGTATCGTCCTGCTACTAAATGTAAGCCTGTCTTGATAAACAACACTTAAACTAGTCCAATCTATAAAGTTGTCAGTGCTTTGAATTTCCATGCTTGGATTAAACAATACACCAAGTTGTTCTATCAATTCAAGTTTTTGATTATAATTTGTTGTCCAAAAATCAACATTAATTCTGAGATTATAAGGAACAGGCATCAAACGTTCAACTGTAAATGCATTTCCTTGTGTAGCCTCATATTGTTGTGTTTCTTCGTTAAAAGTCCTTCTGCGAACACTTGTTTTGTCTACGAAATACGGATGTTGAGTCCTACTTTGATCGTATTCTAAACCTGTAATGTAATAGGTAATCATAGGAGCACTTGGTAAACTACTTGGACTATTATTGCCTATTACAGTAGAAACCTGTCTACTTTGATCTCCGTATTGAATTGGAACACGCATTAAGATATCGTTTCCTGCAGGATCTTGGCCTTTTGTAACATACCAATTGCTAAAAATCCTAGCGAATTGTATTAAAAAACGTCTAATCTGATTGTCATAAAAATATTTTGCCATGTCTGCCTTTAATCTGGTGTTATACGAAGTATTGTTGAGAGAGCCTGCTGTTCAGGTATAGGCCCATTATTTGTTTCAGTAGTATTGTTATTATTAATAAAGGTTGCAAATAGCGACTGATCATCTTCTTCAAATGCAAGACCAGTTCTTACATTCTCACTTATTTTAACCCATAAACTACCGTCCCATCTAAACAATTGCTGCGGTAGATAGTCAATACGTAAAACATATTGACCTAATGTGGGGTTACTTGGAAATTCAATTGCTGATGTTACAGGTTCGCCATTAGGCGCTTCTCCTGTACCAACTAAATAACCATCTAAGTAACCAAATCCTTGTGGGCTTGACCTTACAATAAATCTAAATCGTGGGTCGCAATCAGCACGATAATCCATGTCTGGGGTAATTAATGTTCTGTCAAAATTAGGATCATCAGGATCTGCATCAGCAAATGCATAGGTATTATCAGATGTACCAAATGGAACATTCACAGGTCCAA